AGTAGCGATGTAAGTGGCTGGATTCGTCATGTTGAACAGATGTTGGGTAACATGAATGAGCAAGGTGTGGCGGAAGGCTCTAAAGAAAAGACTCCGGGTATTGCATTGTCAAAAGCATACAAGAAAGATTTTGATGACAAGAAGCCAGGACAAGATAGAAAAGAAACTGCACTAACAGGTGCTTATTCTAAAACAGGTAAGCCTGGCGGCGAACTTAAAAAGCAAGGTGTGGCGGAAGGTGATGACATTGGATATCATCAAACCAGCGGAACTAAAGCTGGCCATACCGTTTCTTCTAGAAAACTTTCTAACAAGCCGCAAGCATCTAACTCTGATGTTACGTTGCAATCAGGATCTATGCATCACAGAGGCAAATCGTATAATTTTCCAAAAGGTACCTTGTTCACACAGTTACCAGGTGGCATATTTGCAAAGCACCCAAGTGTACCAGAAACAACACCTGGGTATGGTCATTTGATTAAGAGCAGTGAAGATAATATTCGTGCGATTCATAACTCCCTTACTGGCAAGCAAGGTGTAGCAGAAGGCTCGAACCCAACAGATACTGTTACCCTAGACATTCCGTTGTTTATCCGTATGATGGAATATGCTCGTGAAGATGCCAAGTCCGATATGGATTTACACAGTGCAACCGAGCGCATGATCAAACTAGCCTCTAGCGGAAATACATTGGGGATGGATGCATACGACCAAATCGTGGGTATGAAAAACGAACAGCAAGTAAACGAGTTTGGTGCAGACGGTAGTGCAATTGGGGCCGCAGCACAAGCCAAACAAATGGCTATTGCAACAAAACCACCAGGCTCTGCACAAACAAGCCAGGGGGCTAATACAGCACCAACAAGTTCGCCAACTACAACAGCTACTCCTACTGCGAAACCCGGGCAACAAGATGTTGATCCCAATGAACAAGATGCTCTAGACAAAATTAAGGCCAATGCTGGTCTCAAAACGCAATATGATCAATTGCTACAAAAAGCTAAAACCTCGGTATAATTATGAACATATTTGAACTAGACCAAAGCCTACGTGGCCCAAAGAAAAGTATCGCAGAAAATTCTGATCAAAATGGCTGGTATGTTTTAGACACTAAAAATCGAAAAATTATTGCCAATGATGTATCAAAAGAACGAGCAAGTGCTATTGCTAAATCTGGTGGATACACAATGTGGCAGACTGAAAATGGTACCTTTATCAATTCCTCTAGAACTGTACGCTATCCGGGGCTCGGTTGGATTGATGTTTCGGAAGATGTAACTGAGGGATACCGTGTAGTGCCCGGAATTGATCGTGAACGGTACACCGAGCGCTCGGGACTAGAAGGCCCGTTCCATGCTAAGAACGGAAAAGTAGTTTACTATGACAAGCGAGAAGGCAAATATTACGATCCTGATAGTGACTTCTACATCAGCCACGACGATTGGCAAGCAATGAACGAGCAAGATGTAGCAAAGGCAACTAGTGGCAAGGTTGAAGCATACGGTTATGCTTACAACAATCGCGACCAACGTGTAATGTGGCGCAAGATTTTCCCTAGTGCAGAAGCTGCACACACATGGGCCGATAAAAAGAATGCAACAGTTCTAGGCACCCGAGCAGTAGAACAAGCTGTAAAGGAAGCCGACGATGAAAAGATTGCCGGACGTTATGAACCGGAAGATTTTGATGCTATGGTGCAACGAGTCGGTGCCAAAGCAAAAGAACAGCAAAAGCGCCACCCAGTTGACATCGCAGACTTGGCTCGTAGAATGCGAGCATTAGATCAAAGAAAGCCTAATACAGGCAAGTAAAAGAATCCCACCTTAGGGCCGTTGTCGTAACGGTTAGCCCACCGGGCAGGCGTCCGTCTAGCAAACGTAAATTGCCGGTGTAATTACACTGCCAGACCATAATAAACTTGGCGCCGGATTAAGTAACCGGCAACCCCACCCTTGTAATTGGCAATACTGCTATTGCTTTCTTATTACATTACATCTATAATACAATTTTACTTGGAGTATTTCAATGAACGATGTTAAAACTTTCAACGGCGAGCAAAAGCTCAAGCTTACACAAATTATCAACGAGGGCATGCGTACTTTGCATGAGATCGATGACTTGAATGCAGGCTTGAATGATACTGTTAAAGCCATTGCCGAAGAACTAGAAGTCAAACCAGCAATCCTTAAAAAGGCAATTAAGATTGCGCACAAGGCCAATTTGGGCGAAACTAATAAAGATCACGAACAGCTCAACACTATTCTTGAAACTGTTGGCAAAACGCTGTGAATGATATCTTAACTGGAATCTTCACTTGGATCAAAGAGGATTATCGCACATATCCGCTCAGGTTTTGTGTAGAACTCTTTGCTTGGGCAATTAGTATTGGCTGTAGTATTACTATGGCACTAACAGTACCTAACCCACCATTGTTGTATATGTACCCTGTTTGGATCACCGGGTGTGCTATGTATGCATGGGCTGCTTACTCAAGAAAATCTTTTGGTATGATTGCAAACTATTTGCTATTGGTTACCATTGATATGGTTGGGTTGACTCGCATGTTGCTAGCGTAAATACACTGGGCTCGCCGGCCTTTAAACGGCATGAATAATAGCATTTGCCAGCTACAAGTGGCATGGGAGAATTATGAGTTATATAGATGCATTATACGACCGCTCTAACGATAAGATTCATATTGTTGAACGAGTCAAGGGAAAACGAGAATACAAAGAGTATCCGGCCAACTACGTATTTTACTATGACGATCCGCGTGGTAAGTTTACAACCGTATACGGAACACCAGTAGGTAGATTTAGTACCCGCAACAATAAAGAGTTTCACAAAGAGTTAAAGACCCACTCGGGCAAGCGTGTCTGGGAAAGCGATATCAATCCCATTTTTAGGTGTCTTGCAGACAACTATGCTGGAATTGAATCCCCGAAACTACAAACAGCATTTTTCGACATTGAGGTCGACTTTGATCCAGTGAAAGGTTATAGTCGACCCGAAGATCCATTTAATCCTGTTACTGCCATTTCTGTTTACATGGATTGGCTAGACAAGTTAGTTACCCTAGTTGTTCCTCCCAAGGGACTTAGTACCGAATCGGCACAAGAAATTTGTGACAAGTTTGATAACTGCTTTATGTTTGACCGAGAGGCTGACATGATTGATACGTTTTTGAACTTAATCGATGATGCAGATATCGTCAGTGGCTGGAACTCAGAAGGTTTCGACGTACCATATATGGTCATGCGCACCAAAAAAGTACTGAGCAAAGATGATACTCGACGATTTTGTCTTTGGAATCAGTTTCCTAAAGAACGCACGTTTGAGCGCTTTGGTGCAGAACAAATTACATTTGACTTAATTGGTCGTGTACATTTGGACTATATGCAACTGTATAGGAAATATACGTACGAAGAACGCCACAGCTACAGCCTAGATGCCATTGGCGAATACGAGCTAGACGAACGCAAAATACAATATGAGGGAACACTGGATCAGCTGTACAACAAAGACTTTCACAAGTTCATTGACTACAACAGACAAGATACAGTGCTGCTAGCCAAGCTAGATAAAAAGCTAAGGTTCTTAGACCTAGCTAACGAACTGGCACATGACAATACTGTATTGTTGCCTACTACAATGGGCGCCGTTGCAGTAACTGAGCAGGCCATTATTAATGAAGCGCATTCTAGAGGTTTAATCGTTCAAAATAGGAAAAGCAGAAATGAACAAGGTGACACACAAGCGGCAGGTGCCTACGTTGCTTACCCCAAAAAGGGCATGCACGACTACATCGGAGCAATTGACATCAACTCGCTCTATCCCTCGGCTATTCGTGCCCTCAACATGGCACCAGAAACCATCGTTGGACAACTCCGCCCGATCTTAACAGATGCATACTTAGAGCAAAAGCTTGCCGAGAACGGTGGCAGCTTTGCAGATGCATGGGAAGGGTTATTTGGTAGCTTAGAGTATACAGCCGTTATGAATGGGACTCCGGGACAGCAAATTACCATTGACTGGGAGGGAGGCGGCAGTGATACTATGAATGCCTCGGACGTGTGGCGCTTGGTGTTTGACAGCGGTCAGCCTTGGATCCTGAGTGCAAACGGTACTATTTTCAAATACGACAGCAAGGGTGTTATCCCCGGACTGCTAGAACGTTGGTATGCTGAACGTAAAGACTTGCAAGCTAAAAAGAAAGCAGCAACCACGCCCGATGAAATTGCATTCTGGGACAAGCGACAACTAGTTAAGAAAATTAACTTGAACAGTTTGTATGGTGCTATTCTTAACGCAGGCTGTAGATTCTTCGATAAGCGTATTGGTCAAAGTACAACATTGACTGGCCGTGCAATTGCACATCACATGGACAGTTATGTGAATGAGTGCTTGACTGGCGAATACGATCACGTGGGCAAATGTATCATTTACGGTGACACCGACTCTGTTTACTTTAGTGCATGGCCGGTTATTAAAGAAGAAGTCGAAGCCGGTCGTATGGAGTGGAACAAAGACATTTGCACACAGCTATATGATAATATTGCAGACCAAGTTAACGATAGCTTTCCGGGCTTTATGGAACGTGCATTCCACAGCCCGCGAGATATGGGTGCGTTAATTAAAGGCGGACGTGAACTAGTTGCTAGCAAAGGTCTCTTCATTAAAAAGAAACGCTATGCAGTACTAATTTATGATTTAGAAGGCAAGCGATTGGACAAAGATGGCAAACCTGGCAAGGTTAAGGCCATGGGACTTGACTTGAAGCGAAGTGATACTCCCAAGGTAGTGCAGGATTTCTTATCTAGCTTGCTGACAGATGTGTTAACTGGATCCGATCGGGAACATGTATACGAACGAGTGCGGGAATTTAAGTTACTATTTGCCGATAGGCCTGCATGGGAAAAAGGCACACCCAAACGTGTCAATAACTTGACCAAATACAGTGCCGCAGAAAAGGACCAAGGTAAAGCCAATATGCCCGGACACGTTCGTGCAGCTATGAATTGGAACAACTTGCGCCGCATGCACAGCGACAACTACAGTATGCAAATTATCGACGGTATGAAAACTATTGTGTGTAAACTAAAAGATAATCCGTTGGGATACACATCAGTTGGATATCCTACAGATGAGACGCATATTCCAGTGTGGTTCAAGGAATTACCGTTTGACGACGACCGAATGGAATCGGGCATTGTTGATCAAAAGGTAGAAAACCTTTTAGGGGTACTAAATTGGGATATTCCCAATCATACAGAAACTAAAACAACATTCGATTCACTATTCAGTTTCGGATAAAATATCGCAGCACATGGTTGTATGGTCTAAATACAATCATGTATAATCAGTAAAAGTAATTACAGGAGAACTTATGAAAGACCAACTTTTAGACATCGTACAACACACTCATGGACTTGGAAATATTGACCTAGTTAAAGTAGTAGGCACAGAAACAGAAACCCTAGTGACAGCTATTGCTGAAGACCGTAGCGTTATTGTTGAAGCAACATTTGCGGGACCGGTAGCTGAGTTTATTGGGACTTTTGGTATGCCCAACTTGGGCAAACTAAACACAATTCTTAACATTAGCGAGTACAAAGAAGATGCCAACATCAGTATCACTCGCACAACTCGCCAGGATGAAATTATCCCCTCTGGCATTAAGTTTGAGAACAAGGCAGGCGACTTTAAAAACGAATATCGTTTCATGCTTGCCGAAATAGTTAATGACAAACTCAGAGCAGTTAAGTTCAAAGGCGCCAAGTGGGGTGTAGAGATCGAGCCATCTGTACAAGGCATTCAGCGCTTGAAATTCCAAGCTAGCGCAAACAGCGACCAAACAACATTTACTGCCAAGACACACAATGGCGACTTGAAGTTTTACTTTGGTGACCACAGCTCACATGCTGGTGACTTTACATTTGCTAGCGGCATTACCGGAAGTTTGAGCAAAGCATGGATGTGGCCAGTTAACGTAATCATTTCTATTCTTAACTTGCCCGGCGATAAAATTCTTCGCATCAGTGATGAAGGTGCCGCACAAATTACTGTCAACAGTGGTGTTGCAGTTTGGAACTACACATTGCCAGCGCTGACAAAATAATGAGTCTAGAACGCGACGATTTAACAGCTAAACAACTAGATTACGCCGTGTTTTTACCGGCGATATCTGGTTTTTATGCTACGTATATAGGCAAGCAACGTGTGGAAAACTATGTTGATCCAGCACGTATGCCGCAAGGCCTAACTGATATGGAGCAAATGAACTGGCTTAACAGTCAGAAAGCATTGTTTCCATATAAGTGGTCGCTGTACTCGGGCGGACATGCAAACCTAGACCTCACTAAAGACGTTCCTGGTGAGGACATGGTTCGCAAGCGCGAAGCAGGGACTACTATCCTAGGTGACTCTGGGGGATTCCAGATTGCTAAAGGACTGTGGGAAGGCGACTGGAAAGCTAACTCCGGGTGCGCCAAGGCGCAAGGTAAGAGGGAAGCTGTCCTTAAATGGTTAGACGGTGTTGCTGACTACGCAATGACATTGGATATCCCAACATGGATTGTGAATAATCCAGAAGCATGCGTTAAGGTTGGTATTAGCACAGATCCTACTCAAGGACATCAGGATGCCATTAACGCTACTCACTATAACAACGAGTACTTTATTAAACATCGTAAAGGTGTTAAAGAGGGCGGTACTAAGATCCTAAACGTATTGCAAGGTGCAGACCACGGCGCAGCCGACGAATGGTACGAGCTCATGAAGGGCTATTGCGATCCTGCAAAGTATCCCGACAGGCACTTTGATGGTTGGGCCATGGGAGGGCAGAACATGTGTGATGTACACTTGATTTTGCGCCGACTAGTTGCATTGCGATACGACGGATTCTTGCAAGAAGGTGTACACGACTGGATGCACTTCTTGGGCACTAGCAAGCTCGAATGGGCAGTGTTGTTAACAGCTATTCAGCGATCCATTCGCAAATACGTCAACCCTAGTTTTACGATTAGCTTTGATTGTGCAAGCCCATTTCTAGCCACTGCCAACGGACAAGTGTATTACGAAAATGTGTTCCCCAATGACAGCAAGTGGGGATTCAGAATGGAACCAAGCGCCGACAATAAGAAGTATGCCACTGATACTCGCGCATGGGCAACTGGTGTTACACAAGACAAGATCCACGAGCGATGGACAGACAGTCCCCTTAGCAAGCTTTGGAAGATGAATGATATCTGCATATACAAGCCCGGTGTAGCAAAAGCTGGAGTTACTCTCACTAAAGAAAACTTCCAAGATCCTGCTATGTACGATGTGCTACCCGACACCAATAAGAACGGTAAGTGGGGCAAGACTTCTTGGGATAGTTATAGCTATGCACTGTTAATGGGGCATAACGTATACATGCACTTAACAGCAGTGCAAGAAGCCAATAGGCAGTATGACTCTGGCAATTTTCCATCAATGATGCGCCGCAGAAGCGACTATACTAAGTTTGAAGATATTGTAGAAGCTATTTTTGCTGCACCCGATAGACAAACTAGCGAAGACATCATCGAGCATTATACTGGGTATTGGATGGAGATCATTGGTGGCCGCGGTCGACTGGGACAAAAAGTCCTGCATGCGGAACCTATGTTCCGTACATTGTTTGACTTTGTCGACAACGATGTAGACGACGAGGACTGCCTTAGCGAATCGGCATTGGACGACTTGGAGAAGAATCAATGATTAGAGAAGGACACGACGATACTGTTAGGTTCTTCCATGGCACCGAAGTAGAACACACACCAGCGTTTGGAAAGAAAACTTTGTTTGTAGTTGGGCTACAGTCCACCGATGACATTGCTATTAATCTAAATGGGTGCGAGCATATCTACTTTGGTGCTAATATGAGTTTTCCTAATCCAGAAGTTAATGATGGCACTGTTTGGTGTCCGTGGGAAACCATGATTAAGTTTTTTCTGGATCGAGGATATTTGTGTACACTTGACATTGACGTTAAAAGTGTAGAAGGTCTTGCTGAATCCGGATTATGTGAATATCATAATTTTATTCCCATGCTTTCGGTTAAATTGCCGTATGTACAACAGCTAGGATATAATGCTACAATCAAGTTAGACGATAAAGACTTTGCTGCTACTAACCCTGGCGTATGGTGTCATAGTTTACATGATTTACAAAATAGAAAAGTCTTTACCGATTGGTCTAAATATACTAAAGATGAGATTATCAAATGATAAGAAAATTCCTTCATAAATTATTCTGCTGGGTAAGAGATTACGGCGACAACGACTCGGAAGAAATCGTCGGATATTCGACCAAGCGGAGACCGAAAGGTTCTCAGCGCGGGATAACAGTATCCCCAGATAGCTCCAGCAGTATACGTTCAAACGGCATGACATTTTATATGTACGCAGCCGAAGGCGGTACTGTTATTGAAACCAGTTTCTTTAATGACAAAACTGATAGAAACGATAATCGTCTTTATATTATTCCCGACGGTGAAGCGTTTAGCGACACACTGGGACAAATTGTATCGATGGAAAGAATGAGATCATGGCACTAACACAATCCGAGCGCGATCAAATTAGCCGAATCATGGGCAGCGCAAATAGAAAAATCTGGGTTACTTTTCAGAAAGAAGGAATCCACAAATATCCGGCCGCAGCAACAGACCCTGCACTAGCTACAGGTGATGAATATGACGTTAGCTTTTTGGGATACCCACATCGTCATATGTTTCACTTTAGAGTATGGATTGATGTTGTCCATAATGACCGTGATATTGAATTTATCCAATTTAAAAGATGGCTCGAGCGTCTATATGCAGACGGAGTCATTCAGCTCGATTACAAGAGCTGTGAAATGATGTCGGACGATTTGTATTTGCAAATTGCCACAAAGTATCCAGGACGTACTGTCTGGATCGAGATTGCCGAAGACGGTGAAAACGGCGCTCTCGTTAAATATGAAACTCACCAACCTTATCAATCAATTTCTATTTAAGAAAGAAAAATCAAAATGGCACAACCAAGCTGGATCAAAAAGTACCTTCGTATGAAGCCCGAAGTTAACCGTATCCTGGAGGATCTTGACGAATACCGAGAATTCTGTGTTCGACAGGGTTATGTGTTTGACGAAGCGGATCTATACAATGACCGCAGCCCTTACGGCGACTTGGCTCGCACTAAGAAGGGCAAGTGGCCCCGTGATAACTGGGGTTACGAATTGCGCCAAATGCGGAGAGCATAAGACATGGGCGCCGGAAGAGAAAAAGACCAAGCCGACTTTGACTTGGAACGATTTATCGACATGTTTGACCAAGCCATGGTCAGTAAAGATCCCAGAGTCACAGATGCACTACGCAGTCTTATGATGATGGTGATACTAACTAAGCCCGAAGTCAATGCTGTACCAGCAGTTGATCGAGAGCGTGGCCCGTTAAGAAGAATGTATGATGATCTAGGCAACATCAACCGGCGCCTGACTCGAATGGAAGACGAGCATCGACAGTATGCGTCTCAGGAACGTTTAAGAAACGCCACATGGGACGACTTTAAACGTTACCCTAACGAAAAATATGACATGCAAGTTGCTACACAAATGGCATCTATTATAGACCAAAAAATACTAGACTCACTTAAAGCGAGTAGTAATCCGCTGGGACTAGTTAAGAAAACCGGAATATGAGAAAACTATATTACATGGGGTTAGAGAGCTACAAAGCTCGATATACTCTGCAATTAACGGAATGGAACAGGCGAGTATTCGACCGTCGAGGTATAGAAACTGTCTACGTTCCCGGATTAACCCTTGACAACAGTCAAAAGATCAGTGTAGGACAAGTGTTAGATGCACATGGACGCAGCTACTTTGGCATGAGTCAAATGATGAACCTTGTTCGATTAATGCAACAAGGAGAACTAACAAATGAAGATGTTATCTACTTTGAAGATATGTTTCAGCCAGGCATCGAAAGTTTGCCTTACATTATTAAACAAATCGACCCAGCTCAGCGGCCTAGGATTTATGTTCGCTGTCTTGCTCAGTCCATTGATCCTGATGACTTTGTTCATGTATGGGGTATGCAGGAGTTCATGGGACACTACGAAAAAATGGTGGACAGTTTCGTAGACGGTGTACTGGCCACTAACGAAGAAATGGTCATGCATATGAAGGTTGCCGGGTGGAAAGCCCCAATCTACAATATCAGTGGTCTAGCGTTTGGCAAAGACGAAGTGCAGAGCCGAGTCAACTCCATTAAGCCATTTAGCGATCGAAAAAAGCGTGTAGTGTTTTCTGCACGATGGGATCAGGAAAAGCAGCCCGATTTCTATATGGATCTCATTGAGGAATATCATCGTCGATTCCCCACCAATGATGTTGAGTTTGCAGTTTGCAGCGGAGCCAAGCTAAAAAGCAATAACGAATCTTACATGGAACGTACTCGACTCTTGCAAGAGGTAGGGGTGCTAACTGTCTATGAAGATTTAGAAAAGAATGATTACTACAACATTGTTAATGATAGTCGCGTGGTATTTAACTGTGCCTTGCAAGACTGGGTTTCGAATACTGTCTCGGAAGCAGATGCTCTTGGCTGTAATGTCTTATATCCTGCTTATCGTAGTTTTCCAGAGTCTTTTGCTAATGATGCAGAACGTTTATATATCCCCTGGTCCATCAACGACGCCATTAACAAACTAAATCTATTGCTATTGGCCCCGCATAAAAATATGGGGCGTATTAGCGACTACAACAATGGTACAGTTGATCGCATTGTTGACATCCTTCAAGGCCGCGGAGAGCATATGTTACGTATGAGTCCTGATTATCGTAAATACACTCGAGAAAGCAAATTTTAATATGGCTACTAAACTAGAAAACTTACCGCTCGAGCTGGCGCACTTCGAGCACTTTAAGAAATACGTTCCGGGCTGTGATTGGTGGGACACTCGCACAGTCGAGGACTTCCTAACCAGAGGTCGTATTCAGGTGTCCTCGACATTTGAAGAAGCGATTGCAACTGTTAGTGGATTCTCGGTAGTTAGTACAAACACACATGATATTAGCGACGGAAGTGATGCTAAACTAAGCTGTGTACGTACTTCGGGTAAGGGGTTAAATTACTCTGCACCAGTTACAAACATTTATGGGAAAACTGGAATCTTGAGGGTACAAGTATACGAACGCAAACAAGATAAATTCTACTATTTTGCGATTCCCCGAGACGCATACAGCCACATCCCTCGCACTAGCAATATCGAAATTCCGTTCGAAATGGACGG